ATTATTATTATTATGACTATTTAATAAATAATGAAGAGGAATTTTCAAAATTTAAAAAAAAATGGGATAAAGCTAATGAAGGTACAGAGGATAAATTATGGGGCACAAGTGCTGATGTTATTTTACAAACAAATAGCTTTAGAAAAAAATATCAAATATCACATTTTATAAATATATTAAAAAATGATATTCCAAAAGTTAAAGATTTTAGCGAACCATACCACAAAGAATTATTAAAAGCTTTAGACAATGAAAAAGACCCAAAAAAGATAATAGAAAAACAACAAATAATATTAGAACAACATTCTAATAAAGTCATAAAAAAAACTGAACGATTAGAAGAATTAATAGGAAAAAGTATTATGGATTCAAAATTAGAAAAACAAAGAAAGAAAGAAAAATTTAAAGAGGTTGGATTACAAGAATATTTTACACCATCAGAAATAGCTGATGAATTATTATCTTACTCTCACAATATTAAATGGACAAAACCCTCCATAAGAGTATTAGAACCAACAGCAGGATGGGGAGCATTAGTCGCCGCAACATTAAAAGCAAGAGGAGATAAAGAAATATTTATAGATATGATTGAACTATCAGAAAAAAATAGAAATTATTTAATTAATAATGTAGTTAAACAACCAACTATAAATTTAATGGAAACTAAAGATTTTATGAAATTTGAGGCATCAAATTCATATCATTTAATTGTAATGAATCCACCTTTTAACCCTAAAGGCAGTAAATTTAAATATATGGATTTCGTTATGAAAGCATATTATATGTTAGAACAAGGCGGAGAATTACTCGCAATAGTACCAACAACAGAACTAAGCAGCAAAGATAAAAATTTGCAAACATTTATAAAAAATAATGTTCAAGTATTAAAAAAATATAAAAAATATAAATGGCAAGGTGAAGATAAAAAAACAATATATTTAAATTTTGAACTTATTAAATTAGAAATGCCATTACTTTTTTAAATTTTTAAATTATTAAAATATTACATATAATATATATATAATATTTTATGAATTGGATAGAAGCATTAAAAAAATGGAATGAAAAAAAAGGCGGTAAATATGTTATTCCTAAGAAGGGAACAAAACAACATGCACAAGTTATGAAATTAATGAAAGGTGGAGCAATTTTAAAGGGTGATTTAAAGATTCTAAAGGGCGCAACAATGCCTAAAGATTATAAAAAAACGAAAACTGCTAAACTTGAAAAAAGGCTTTTATATGGTGGTAATTTAGAAAATGATGAAGCATCAGGAATGATTTATAAATCAGGTTTTAATCCTCGTGACTTTGAAACATGGGGAGAAGCTGAAGCATGGCTAAAAGATAACGGCGCAACTCAAAAAGTTATGACAGAATTTTATAAAAGATTAGTCGGTGAGTTACAAGAGGAATACTCACCTAAAGAATGGCGTAATATGGGGATGCGTAGCAACGTTTATGATGTTGAAAAATTAACAAAAATACCTATAACACCAGACAGTATTGAAAAAGACGAAAAAGGGGATAATTCATGGCTACAAGGTAAAGCAACAGATAAAAAAGAACAAAACGCACAAAACGGAGTAAGTAAAAATTTAAAAAAAAAATGTGATAAATTTAAACCTTTATGTGAAAAATGTCAAGCATTAAAAGAAAAAGGAGGCTCTATAAAATCTAAAGATGAAGTTGTTATTATTGGTAATCCTCAATATACAGAAAAAGGAGAAAGAATGAAAGGAGGAAGAATGAAAAAAGAATTACAAGTTATAGCAGGTCTCCCACAAGTCGCCACTGTAAGCGGTGGAAGTATGAAAAATTATCGTTTAGGTTCATCTGACCCTAAATTATATGGTTTAAGAATGTACGGACAATAATTTATTTTTATATAATAATATATAATGTCTGTTAATTCAAATAATTCAAATGATGATTATAATGATAAAGTAAAAGTATTAAGACAATTAAGGAAAGACTGCATCCAAAAAATAAAAAAATATAAAAAAAAGTTTAAAATATTAAAAAGAATAGATGATATTATTGATATGTCAACGGCAACATTAACAGGAATTTCAATCTCTCTTACCATAACAGGTATGACAATACCACCTCTATTAATAGCAAGTGCTACAACATCAGGAGTAGCATTTGTTATTGATAGAATACAGGACAAATATAATTTAAAAAGTAAATATACACAACATAATTTAACAATTAATCAGTATAATAATTTATCAAGAGAAATTTTAGCTGTATTAACAAAGAACAATTTATCACCTTCTGAATATCATAATTATATAGTTGAGATTACAGATAAAATAAGTTTAATAGAAGATACAGCTATAATAATTTAATATTAAAATACTTTATAAATATTTAAAATTATTGGCGGATATTTCGGCATACAAATTTATAAAATAATTGCCAAAAACACCGCCATTTTAAAAATAATTATAAAGTATTTCATTATATATACCATTAAATATACCATAAAATATATTTGTGTGTGGATTTCAGATAGAATATGCAATAGTTAAAGCAGTTACCCATAAATCAGGGTCATAAAATCTATTATGCATTAAAAGTGAAAGATATCTATTTAAAGCAGTTTTTTTAAATTTTATTCTTAATGCTATATGACGCCCACAAGTATTAACATCTGGAAGAAATTTTTGAACTCTCACTTTATTATGAATTATATTAAATCCAGATATTTTAAATAAATATGATAAATGCGGCACTAATAATCCATCTTCATTTGTTCTAACATGGTATGACGCATATTTTAACTCTTCATCTGGGGATAATCCGTAAGGGTCAAAAAATTCAATTGTGTTTTCATTATGTTTTATTATTGCGGTCCAGTGTCCATAATCTTTTTTTGTTTCATATAATAAAGCTACACAATTGACATTTATAAATAAATCATTTATATCATTAATCATTTGTAATTGGCTATATTCCATTATTGACACGTCATTATTAGTAATATTAATTATGTCTTGTCCTGTTAAATCAACTTGCTCTGCATTTAATAAAAAATTATCCATTATATATTTATAATAGATAAATTTTTAAAAATCAGATAAAATACTTATTCCATATTCCCAAACAATATATGAAGGGTAAGTTCTATATATAGTTATCCATCTTGAAGGAAGTTTTAAAATCCTTGTTATTTGCTCTTTATCTAATCCAGCATAAGATTTTAAATAATTTTTAATATGATATGTCCCACTACTTTTAGCAAAAAAAGTAATACTTGTAGCTTCATTTAATATCTGTCGTGTTGAATGAAAATTTGATATCATATGTGATGTTATTAAACATCTTGCGTTATAATGTCTTCCAATTTCAATAATTTCTGCTTTTATATCATTTACAATATTCCTATATTGTTTATTTCTTATTGTGTCTGTATCATCAAATATAGTTAAACTATTTTCAAAATCTTGAATGCTTAAAGGGTCAGATATTAATTCGTCGTTTATTGGTATTCTTAGAGGATTATATTTATCAAATGCCTCATCTTTACCTACACTTGAAAATATAAATATTTCATCATTTTTAAATATTTTTTTAAATTCCTTTATATATTTTCCTGTATATGTTGATTTTCCACTACCAGAAACACCACTAATATATAATTTTTCAACTAAATCTCTTCTAGGAAGTACTTGAATTTTTTCTTTACATTTTATATTATTAAATCCTTTTTCTGATAAATCTTTTATACCTTGTTCATATAATTTTAATAGTTTATTTTCTGTTGGTGGTTTTTTATCTTGAAGACAAACTATTATTTTTTTTCTTTCTTTTATACTTAAATTTTTTAATTTATCTTTAAAAGAATTACTTAATTTATTTTTAACATCTTGACTATCAAGATTTAAATATATTATCTTATCTCCACATTTAGCAATAGCAACTCCTTTATTGTTATAATTTAACATATTTATATTAATAAAAGATAAATTATTTTTATCTTATATATAAGTATATAAAATAATGTCTAATTTTGTACAAACACAAGCAACATATGAATATATGCCAAATACAGGATTCAGGTCTTTAAATGATGAAATAAATAAAGTAATAGGAAAAGAAAGAAGTATTTTAAAAAATGCTCCACCTATCCCACCTGAACAACCTTTATTTAATCCTACCAAACCAAAATTTATAAAAAAATTTTTTGGAGGTAGAGCAAGTAACAGTATAAATAGAGAGATGATGTATAAAATAAATAAACAGAATCTTGATTTATATCAAGAAAGATATTATTAATTTCTTTATTAATAAATATATATAAATGGAAAAAATGAGAATTACTGAAGATACTATTTTTAATATTATAGTATCATTTATGAAAAAGGCAGAAAATAAAAATATGGATGGACCATTAAAAAAAAAATTAGTAATGAATTTAATGAGTGAAGTAATGGACGAGGAATCTTATTTAAGATATAAACCTTTTATCAGTGCTTCAATTGAATTTATAATAAATATAGCAAATGGACTGAAGATAAAACTTAAAAATAAGAAATTATGTTGTTTTTAATATATGTAAAACATAATAAATAATTATATTTTATTATAATATATGACTTATTATAATAAAAAAGATTATAAATTAATAGGATATGAAAAAAGCAATACAAAAAATAAAATGTATAATGCTATTTTACAAAATAAAGAAACAAAAAAAATTATAAAAATACCTTTTGGTGATAAAAGATATGAAAATTATAGAGATTTAACAGGATTAAATTTATATCCTCAATTAATACATAATGATAAAGAACGAAGGCGTTTATATAGACTGAGACATAAAAAAGATTTAAAAAAAGATTATTATTCGCCTGGTTGGTTTTCATATTATATTTTATGGTGATATATTGTTATCTAATGCTTTAATATTTTCATCATCTATAAACATATCATAATCATAATCACAATCAAAATTATCTCTAAAATCCTTTATATTTTTATGATATTTAATTGTTTCTTCATTTAAAGAATATGTTATTATTTTATTTTTTCCTTTTGTTATTGATTTTATAATATCACTACCAAATAAAAATTTATATGTTTGTATTAAATATTTTTCTAATGCTTTTTTATTTGTAAAATTATCTTTCTTTCTATTTCTAAATATTATATTATATAATTTAAACATATTATCTGCATCTTGTTTTGATAAATCATTGTTAATTTTTATATTATCTATTTCTGGACATCCTAATTTATTTTTAAGTATATATAAAAAATATATTTTCATTTTATCTGTTTTTATTTTTTTACAGTTAAACTCTGTTAATTCCCCTAAATCATCTTTTAAAGTTTCTTCAGATTCATTTAAAAATTTACAATATCTAAAATGATTTTCTAAATGTTGTCTGCTTAAAAATAATTCTTTATAATTTTCAATTTCTTCTTCTGGTATTTTAAGAATTTCATTTAATTTTTGTATATATGAATGATTTTTATCAAATGTATCTATTTTATATTGTTTAAATTCTTTTAGTATTTCTCTTAAATTATGATTAGATTTTTTATAAACTTTATTAATTCTTATAAATCCTCTTTCATCTAATAATTTAATAAAATGTGCAAATTTATTTGTCATAAAAGATGTATTATTATATTCATACATTGTTAATAATAATAAATAATCATTATTAATTTTTTCAGAACACACCATTTTAAAAATTCCACAACCTGCTGTATTTTCTTCAATAATTCTATTTTTTATACTTTCTAATGTTTCATCATTTGATTTAAATGTTTTTTTTGTAAATGAATAATATAATTTAGTAATATTTCTACATCTAGATATTTGTTGTAAAAATGCATTAGGATTTATTGTATGTTCTTTATAAAAACAGAATACAGGTCTTTTAATATTACTATCTAAACCATATATAATTTTTGGACTAAATATAACTTTATCATATTTATCTAGATTAATATATTCAGCTATATCAGATGTAATACAAATAATCTCATTATCATCTAAATCTTTTTTAAGCATTTGTGCTAAATCTTT